ATCCACTTCAAGCTCTAATGTTTCAGCAATAACTTCAGGTGTAATTCTTTTATCCTTTCTAATTAGATCCAAAACGTTTGTCTCGATTTGCGTAACATCCGCAAAGCTTTCATGTTTTGCAAAGTTAAAACGTGAACTTTTAACTATCAAAAAGTCATGCTTTGAAACCCCACATTCCGACAAAGCATTTAACCAAAGTTCATCCTTTTCCTGTGAGCTAAACTCCATCGGTTGATTGTCAATCGCAAGCATTGTGTTCACCTCTTCATCATTCAACCCTAGACTGCTCTTCAATAATAGCTTTGCCTGTTCTTGACTGATCTCTCCTTTCTCAAATTTGCGGATAATACGTGTTAAGCTTTGCCATTGACGTCCGCTTAAGTTCTTTAAATTCTCATTAACAGGTGCGGATGCGGAAGGCACATTTTCAGAAATAGCCACCTCAGGATATTGATTCGGATCTATCCCGATCTTCTCAAGTAACCACTTTTTCGGAGCAATCTGTAATAAGGTAGCCTCACTAAATTCAAACCCTATCGGCTCAACAGGAACGATCTTTGCCTCGACACCTGTGATCTCTTTAAATAGCAATTCTAAGGCTTGCTGCTTGTCGTTTGCATACGTTGCCTTGAATATCTCATAAGCCTCCCTGATCTCACTACGCCCGCCCAATTGCCCTTCAACACGTACACCAAACAGCATCGGACTGACAACCTGATGCCCTGAAAATAATTCCTGTTGAATACTCTTTGCAAGTATGTCGAAATGTTTGTCGAGATCGGTGCTGCTCAAATCGTCCATTTGAGGACGCTTATTCGGATCTTTTCCGAAATTCAGCACAATATTTCCCGCGTTTTCACTACCGGTGAACTTGTTCTTAAATCCTTTCTCTATTTCACGTTTCTCTTCTTCAGTAGGGATGCCCTCAAAAAAGCTGATCATCTTTGAAGCAAACATCCCATTCGTAATTGTTGACAAATGGTACTTGCTTATTTCTATATCTGTCTGAATGGCATTCAAAGCACCCATGTAGCCAGGGTAGGAATAAGTCTCAACACCTGGCCTGTATTCTTTGTAATAAAGAATCTGAGTTTGATTCTTAAGCATTGAAACATCCTCATTCGGATTATACGCTGCAAATACCTTCGGCTCATCATTCTTTTTGTAGCTCTCCCAGTCCTTAACGAAAAATTGAGTATTATCTTTACTCGATCTTACTTTGTGATAAGGGACATGGTAATAAGCACCTATCTTTCCAAGTTCATTATATTGCACCTCAATATAACACCCACCAAAAACCTCAATATCTAAGCTGAGTTTTTTCAGTATCTCATTTGAATTCTCATAAGCATTCGCCTGTGTAACGTTGTCAAAACCTTTACCGATGATGTAATTTACTTTCCCCAAAACAATACCGTTATGTTTGCTGCTTTTGTTAAACATATTCAAAAGCATATTCGGGAACTTATTATCTTCTCCAAATAATACCCACCCCTTATTGGGCAGCTCCTTCATTACAGGAACTTTTACATCGGCAAACTTTATGAAACTGATTCTACTCTGCATCGTATATTTTGTAAGTTGTTGGATTATCGTATTTCGTTGTCGCTACATCTTGGCCGTCTGAAAGAAACATTAAACCAGTCTCCACAATAGCACCTGCATTTGCTTCATTCGTATTTGAAGGACTGGCCTGTTCGTAAGCTGTATATTTAAACCACCCCTCCTCCTTACTTGCAAAGTAGGTATTCACTACAAAGGTAAACTGATTGTATCTATCTTTAAAAAGGCTTTGATCGGCACTATTTACCAAAACGAATTTCACCTTTTCGTTTGTGGATCGCGATTCAAAAACAAAAAGAAAGTTAGCATCCGTTATGGTTTGCTTCTCCGATAAAGTTACGTAAATCGTAGCAGTAGTTCCTTTTGTTAATTTGATCATCTTTGTATAAATACGTAGAAACAAAAAACGCCCGCCTATTTGCAGGCAGGCGCTTTGCTTATTTTACATCACTTATTAACCAGCAGTTTCGAGGGCAGCCGCAACAGAGCTGTTTACTTCATAAAGAAAATCAGGTTCTTTACCCATAAAGTTAAGAGTATATCCTGAACGATCTCCGAATGCTGTTCCGCTTCCGCTTTCAGATGCGCCCATGTCCAAACCTCTTTCCTTTCCGAGCATCCAATATTTATTGTTGTTATCCTTTACAACAGCGATCAAAATATTCTGAGCCAACAATTTAAGTTCAGTATTGATAGCAGCTGAAAGTTTATTTACAACAATAGTCAGGTTTTGCTCAAAGAACAAAGTTCCGTTTTCAGTTGAAACCTGTGGATTGTGTGTAAAGTTTCCTGTTTCTTTCGGAAGTTCATATTTCCAAAAACGCTTTCCGCTTGCTTTTGTCAATCCGGTAACTACACCAGATGAAGTTGCAACGCTTGACACGTTTGCTTTTTCTATAAAGAAAACTTCGGTAATACCACCGGCTGAATCTTTACAATCTAAACTATATCCTTGTGTTAATGCGCAGGGCATAATATATGGTTTAAAAAGGGAGGAGTTTTTCCCCTCCCTTAGTGATTAATTAATTAGGCTTCGAAACGTACAACTTCATCAGGGAAAGCCAGCTGCACACCGATTTTCAGAGAAGTGCTGTACTTTACATTGCGATCATCCTGAGAGTACCACATTTCAAAACGGCTCTCTTCACCTTCGATATCTGTTCCTAAGAATACGTTTGACATTCTCATTGCATAGATGTCATTAGTACCATTCAGACCATGAACAGGAACTACTTTGTAAGAAGTACCAGGAACCAAGAACTCAGAATCAGCAGCGTTATTTGTAGAACCTGGGTTGTAGTGAAACAAATTCAGATCAACGTACTTCTGGATAAGAAGAGTGTAAACATCCCATCCGCAGAAAATGCGAACATCAGCCTTACCTTTTACAGCAGCAGGAAGAGCATTGATAACCGCAAGAACAGCTTTTTGTGCTTTTTCCATTGTATCAATACCTGTGATCGGAGCGCCTGTTCCATAGAATCCTGTAACGTTTGCATTTACAGATGTGCCAGCATCAGCGATGTGTTGGCGAATACCTTTGAACTTATTTAAAAGACCGTTTGTACCACCATAACCGCTACCTGTAGCAGTCCATATTGCAGTCTCTAAAGCTTCGGCAATCTTACCAGCTTTGCGACCTGTATATTCAGCAGCGAAAGCGATTGAATCGTAATTGCTACCTGCAGGCAAAGCCTTCTGGAGATAAACAGTTTCAAGATCTTTCGGACATAAAGTTTCCTGAACTTTGATTTTTCCTACAGTCAAAGTACGCTGAGTGAACTCAGTTGTACCACTTGAAAGGAATCCGCAAGAACTATCATCCTGGAAGAAAACATCCGTATCCATACGGTTAACGGTTTGACTAGATTTTACACCTGTCAATACGTTACCTTCGGAAAGGATCAGCTGTTGAGTACGAGCCTCAAACAGCGAAGCAGTAACGAGCTGTTGCTCATTTTGTTCTGTGTAAGCCGTAAGGCCTGTAACTAAAAAAGCCATTTGATTTTATTTTTTAAATTGTGAAACGAATTGTGAATAAGAACGGATTTTATCTTCTTTTGTAGAAGCAGAATGCTTTTTGAAGTTGTTAGGTACTTCAGCCGGAGCCTGTGAAGGAACGTTAACCAATGTCTCAACTAAGTTGATCAGACCTTGCATTGCTTCGCCTTGCTTACCGAATGCAGCTTTCAGACTTTCGTAGTCAGATTGTAAAGCAGAAAAAGAAGCATCATAAGCCGAAAACCTACCTTCCATTTCAGCTATCTTCTTTTTCATTTCCTCTTCTTCTTTCTTCTTTTCGTCTTCTTTACTTTCAATCTCAATTTCTACTTTGTCCTCAACTTCTTTAGGCATAATTTCAGCAATCACACCGCCTTCAGCCAAAATAACTTTGCTTCCATCAGCAAGCGTATGCTCACCAACAGGTGCAGGCGATCCGTCCTCTAGTGTTACAACACCGCCAACCTCTAATTTGTCGATCAATACTTTTGTTCCGTCCTCTAAAGAATAAGACGGAGCTGGCATTGTTTCTTCTTGAAAAACAAGCTTTTTAACTTCTTGCAATAATTCAATCGGATTCTTCATACCCCTAAATACTAAGGATGTAAAAAATCGGACATTTTACAATGAAAGTAAAGACAGGAAAGC